GTCCTTCGACGTGTTGATGTCGTGGATGTCCTGCGCGTGGCCGCTGAAATCCGTCACCTCGAACCTGTACCCGAGACGTTGCGCCCGGTCTGCTCGCTTCCTCGCCGTGCGGTGTGTCGCACGCCAGTCGAGCAGAGTGTCGGGGATCTCCATGATCGAGGCTCCACGCTGGTATTTCCTGTCTTCTACAGCCTTGTGTAGGTTGACCGCGAACTCGAGACACTGCCCGCCCGAGCAGTCCCCGACGAGCTCTACAGCGCGAGGGAGTGTCTCTATGGCGGTGACGGTCAAGAGTGCGCTTTCGCGACGATAATAGGCAGCGTCGACCCGATGAACTTCCCCGGCTCGTCCAACGGTCCGAAGTCCTGATAGCCCGCCCAGTCTCCCCACGCTAGATCATCCGCTACACCGCCGAGAGTGTGATCGGAGTCGAGCGCTGCGATGATGGAGAGCGGATCGGTGCTGTCATCCATGAACGCCCACAACAGACTCTCGCCCGCTTCGATGTCTGCCGGACTGACAGCCACGCGGATGTTCATCGGCCAACCGCCGTACAGATCATTGAACCCGGCAAGATCCTGGGTGAGTGCGCGGTTGGCCGGGTAGATGTTGATGGCGGGCACCTCTGCGGACCTGAACAACCCCGGCTCGATGTGGAGTCCGTCGAAGTCGAGCGCGTCGCGCAACAGGTCGGCAACGGCGTCAAGTAGTTCAGCGAGAGTCGCCACTCAAGAGACTCCCCACTGGTCTTTCAACGGTGAGAGCATCGCGACGTACCGTGCGAACGAATAGCGACCCGGCGCAGTCGGCATCACGTCATCCAACCCGCCAAGCACGCCGGGGATGGACTCCCTGTGCCGCCATAGATCAGCAGCCCGGTTGATGCAGACGTTCTTCATCAGGTCGAGCTGATCGGAGGTAGCCGGCGTATGGTCGTCGGCCCAGTCGAGCTCGGCGTTGATCTCAAGCGTGGCCGTGTCGAGGTCTCCCTGCGCTGCCACGGTCTGATCGTCGGTAGGCGTGCGCACCTTGAGTACGCGGAAGAGGTCGTCGGTCGTCGCGTACGGCTGAGAGGCGACGCCCGTGTTCTGGAACGCGGTCGTCGGCATGGACGTACCGTCGAAGTCGTCGAGGAAGGTAACGCGGTACCACAGGTCGGGCGCTGTGCCGTTCGGCGTGGTGAACGACCGCTCCTGCGGGTCTGCTGGATCAGGGTCGGGTACGTCGAACGTAATCGTGTCGATCGTCGCCCACGTTCCCGTGCTCGTGTCGGCTTCTTCGATGAGTGCTTGCGTCCACGGCACGCTGTCATAGCGTGCGGCCGGGAGATAGTTTTGGAAGGAGACGATCTCGCTCATGCGTGGCTCGCTTTCGTGAGTCGCCCGTCATGGGCCTGGGTCAGCCGTCCGTCGCGTGAATCAGTTGGGGCTCCGGCGTGGGGAGTGGTGAGGGTTCCGTCGGAGCCCAACGTGAAGCTACCACCAGTGGCGGCGGGGTAGATGATCGGTGTGCCGTTGATCGTGAAGGTGGCGTCCGCGCCGACAATCGTTATGTCGCCGGGGAGTCCCGCCATAACGTAAGCGCTTCTCAGCCCTGCATCAGCGCCCGAGATCACGACCGAACCCGGAGAGGAGACCAGCACGAGTGAGCGCGGCAAGTTCGCGGCACTTCCGGTGATCGTGACCGTGCCTGCGAGCGCGGCAAGGTGAATGCCGCGAGGCAGGGATGTAGAGGTGCCGGTGATCGCGACAGATCCAGGCGCGGCGCTTAAGCCGATAGCGCATGGAAGCGAAGTGCTTGCGCCCGTAATCGCCATTGACGCAGCGGTAGCTGTCATCTTGAGTCCACGCGGAAGAGACGTTGCGGTTCCAGTGAGGGCGATAGCCCCAGGAGCGGCCGTGAACTTCAGTCCCCGCGGAAGACTCGCAGCAGCACCCGTGATCGCTACCGATCCGGCCGTAGCGGAGATCTTGATCCCAAGCGGGAGAGTCGTGCTGTTGCCGGTAATGGCGTACGAACCGGCGAGACACGCCAGCTTGAAGTTGAACTTGACGTGCGTGCCGGCCTTGCTCATGTTCGTGCGCGTCACCGTCACGGCTGAATTGCAGGTGAATATCGTCTGGGACGGCGTACCGCTGACGCTATCGACGACCATCGAATGCGTAGCGTTTCCTACCAGCGTGAGGGTCGTAGTGATCGTCTGCGTGCCACTGTCAGGACCGAATACACCCGGCGTTCCTGTCCCGGTGCATTGGAGGTTGATGACCGCGAAGGTGTTGCTGCCGCCGATTACGAGGCTCAGGCTATTGGTGCTCGTCATGATGAACTGGAGCGTCCCGTAGGTGAGCCCGCCGCCGGTGAACGTCTTCTGGCCGCCGTCCGTCGACGTAATGGCAAGCGTCGAGCTCGCGGCACTGAGTGTCAGCGACGAGGTCACGTTCCAGACCGCCGTAGCGCCGGTTCCAGTCAAAGAGATGACCGATGACCCGAGAATGGCCGTGCGGGCCGCAGCACCCGTAGATACAAAGTGGCCCATGTGCAGAGCGAAACCACCCGTATTCCACGTGCCGGCTGTGAGCGTCAGCGTTGCCGCAGCGCCCATCCATAGGAGATTGTCGGCGTTGTGCGTGAGCGTGATGTCGGACTTGTTGATCGTGCAGCCCGAGCAGATCGCCGGTGAAGCGACGGTGACCGTCGCGGCAGCGCCCGAGTTGCCGTCGAACGTCGCCGTATCTGCTGCCGTTGGCGCGGAAGCCCCGCCACCGCCGCCAGATGACGATGCCCAGTGAGTCGTAGTCGACCCGTCCCACGTCCCCGACCCACCAACCCAGAACCGAGCGGCCATGACTAGATCGGTGCTCCCTCAGCCGTGGCTTCTGCGAGGTCAGCGATCGCGACGAAGTGCCGCGCGTTGCAGGTCTTGCAGCGCGTGAACGAGAGATCGGGGGTCATCTGCTCCGGTTCCGTCCTGTTCGCAAGATCTTGGCAGCATTCCCGCGGAGCCTGGTCCACCTGGACGAGCTCACCTTCCATCACGCCACCGTTAGGACGGTGCCTGTCGTCGACGATCCGTTGTACTGGACGGTGAACGTGTCTCCGTCCTGCAACGTGACCGCCGATCCGTAGTCCCAGTAGAGGATCAGCGGCTTGAGCGGAGACGAGGGCGTGCTGTTGTAGAGGACCACGTACCGGAACGGGCCGATCGTGCCGCCCGAGGCAGTGAAGACCGTTGCCGTACCCGTAATCGTGTAGGTGCCCCCCGAACCTGCTCCCGAGTTCGTCACGCCCGAACCACCCGAGGCGTACCCGTTCGCCGCGGTGATCTGCGTGATGTCAGCGAGGACAGCGTTGGAAGATGCTGTCGGCCCGGTGTTCGAGAGCGCGACCTTCATCGTGTCCGAGTTGAGGTTGTGAACCTTCGTCGAGAGGTCGTATGCGAACTGCTGAAACTTCGTTGCTGCTGCCATGCCTGGATCCTTTCGTGGTAGAGGGGAGAGCGGCCCTGGAGGTTGCCGCTCTCCCCTACCCGTGGATTACTAGCTGGCGGTCGTGATGAGCGAGAACGAGCCATTGTCGACGACAACAGCCTCGAACCCTCCGATGATCCCGACCTCGAGTCCGCCGATCGCCGGCTCGACGACACGGAGCTCGACCGGCGCACCCGGCGACTCAGCGACGAGGAGACCGTTCCTGTCTCCGACGATGATCGTGCCGGAGTCCAGACCACGGGACGGGACGAACGCGAGCGGGCCGACAGCCTCGCCGGTGACCGTCGTGAACATCGCCGTCGGAGTCGACGTGAGTCCGAACAGGTACCAGTACCGGTCCGGGGCCATGTAGACGGTGTTTGCGAGACGCTGCGAGTCGGCGTACACCTTCGCCGCTCCCGCCCCGACAGCGGTCATGAACGTCGCGAAGTCCGGCGTCCCTGCCAGCGGCGAGCTGATGATGTGACCGAACGCGGAGTCGGTGATGACCTTCGCCGCGTCCTGCTCCGTCTTGAGGGCGTAGTCCGCAGCGCACAGCTGGAACCACAGGTCGAGAGCGTTAGGCGTCGACCAGTTGATCGCCTGCCACGACAGGTCCCCTCCACCCAGGTACACGCTGGCGGTGGTGGTCTGCATGTCGATGACCATGCCCTGGTTTCCGGCCTCGGTCTTCTCGGAAGCCTGCACCGCCACGATCGGGCGAGTGGTGACCTTCGGGTACGTGATCGTCCCGCGGACGAGATCCGTCTTCTGGGCGGTCGCGACGAGCGGACGGCTCGCGTCGATGATCTGGAAGATCTGCGAGATGTGCTGCGGCGGAATCAGACCGCCGACGTTCGACGAGAGCGTGTTCGCCGGTGTCCGCTTGAGAAGCTGGAGCCGCTCACGGGCCTTCAGCACCTCGTCCTTGTCTCCGAACTGGGCCGCGATCTTCGCGCACTCGTTGGACGAGCGCGAAAGGATCTCGTCGCGGGCGTACGCGGCGAACGTGCGGTAGACGAGCTCGCCGTTCTGCTCGTCCACATCCCCGCCCTGACCGTTGATGAGCTTGCGGATGTTCGTGGCGTTCTTTGTCGCCTCGCGGGTGAGATTGATGTCGTCTGCGATCGAGGTCGCCTCGGCGTCGATCTCGGCGACGCGCTCGCGGTACTGGACGATGACGCCGTTCTCCTCCGTGGTGGGGGTTTTGTCCTCACGCGCGAGAATCCCCGCGTTGAGAGCCTCCCACTTCTCCGTGATGATCTGGCGCTCGTCGAGGAGCATTGCTGCTCTTGACTCTGCCTGCGCGGTTGCGCTCATTTCGGCACTCCTTCTGGACATTGACGTTTCCGTTGTTGGCGGGTGTCGATGTCGGAGGTGCCGCCCGGTGGCGGGGTGTCCGTTAAGCTCGAGGTGCGCCCGTGCGGTTAAAGACTAGCTTCCGCTCCGGTCGTTATTAAGGCGTCGTCGGGGTCGCTACAACGAGGTAGACGCTTAGCACTCCTGCCGTGCCGCCAACGTCGGATCCGCCGATGTGCCCGTTCTGGGAGACGACAACCTTCAGTGGGTCGTCTGTCGTGAATTTTGCCGGAGCTACGCGGGTCAGAGTCGTTGGAAAATTGGACGCTCCGAGAATGACGAGATCACTGGCTGCCGTCCCGCTCACATTCGCGTTGAGCAGACCAGGAGGAAACTCATCATCAGCAAGCGTTAAATCGACTGCAAAGTTGTTCATTCCGAAGAATCCTTGATTTGCGCCAACGAACGAGCCGATGTCGCCCTTAGGTGTCGTGCCATCCCAAGCGATGCCCACTTCGATCCAGGCGTCGAGCAGGATGTCTGCCACGGTCGGCGTGTAAATCTCCACGCCCGCTGAAGCAAGCACAGCCGACTGGGACACATCCACCGTGAACGGACCGTACACAGACGTTCCCGCCCCTCCTCCGCCGCCTCCAACCTGGGAGTCTGTCCCGTCCGACTGGATAACCCTGAGGACACCGTCCCCGTCAGCGTAGAACCGGGACGTGTCAGCTTCGGGAGACCTTGGCGGGGTGTCGTCGGTCTTGCGGAGCGGGAGATAGTCCGGGTACGTAGGCTCAGGCAACCTGCTCCTCGATCAACGACTGCATGCTCGCCGGGAGAGCGATGCCGAGCTTCGCGCACCGCTCCAACAGCTCCCTGTCCGGGGCAGGAGGGAGCAGTTCCTCGTCCACGACGATCTCCGGTGCCTGCCGTAGAGCAAGAATCTCCGCGCCCGAATAAGCAGGGCCTACTGCGAGAGCGACCGAGGCGAGATGTGCCCTAACCCGCTGAACAACCCCGTTCGCCTTGTTGATCGCCTTCGAGACGAACTCGGCAGAAACGCCGTCATACCCTCCGCCACGGACAAGCTCCAGGGCTGTGTCAGCTTCGGGAGTGTTGACGAAGCGGAAGTCGATCAGAACACCGGAGGAGTCCTCACGCATCGTGACGCCCTGACCGACCACGCCGGCAAGACCGGGCTTCCGCTCGCCGTTTCCGTCGATCGCATCGTGATCTGTGCGGAGCCGGATGCGATGGACCGCGTTGAGTTGGTCGTTAAACACTCCGGGGACGAACTCCTCCTGGTACGGCTGGAAGTCGGGCGGGTCCGCGACAGTTGCGACCTCCCCGAACGGGACAGCCCTCACGGTGAGAGTCCTGCCGTCGAGTTCTTGTGTTTCCACGTGGAAAGCACGGACCAGCACCTCGCGTGTCCGCACCTCCGCCTCGGTCTCGGTCATCGAGTTACTCCTCCTCCTTCTACCACGCTCAGTTGTGTTGGGGATGCAGAAGCCGCAGGCGGAACCGCTGAAGTAACCTCGGAAGCAGCCTCCGCGTCGTCCTTCGTATCGGCTGTCAATCCTTCAGCCGGAGCGGGATTCTGCGGCTCGTACGGCAGGAATGTGTCTGAAGCGTCAAACCACACCCACTGACCGGCAGGGAGAGCCTGCGACGAGAGAGCGTCCGCCATAGCTTTCGCGGTCGGACGGAGCTCGTACCTCCACCACTGGTCGCCCACCATCGCCGGCGTCTGGTAGGTGAGCGCCGAGTTCCCGCGTCCTCCGCCTACCGTCATGTTGATGAGGACGGCCGGGATGCCGAATGCGGTAGCGAGCGCTAGCGCGTTGAAGTCCTGCGTCTCGAGCAGCGCCATGTCCTTCGGTGACCATCCGAGCGTCTCGAAGTCGAGGCCGTACTGCATGACAGGCGGCGCACCGCCGCGAGCCTGTGTCCTGGTCTGCCACTGGGTCTGCAAGTTCTCGGCCTGGGTGGAGTCGAGCTTCCGGTTCGGGTCGGTCACTTTCAGGACAGCCTTCGGAACCCCTCCGGTGTTGACTTCCATCGCCTGATTCCCTGCCGCCTGTAGCCCCCATGCCATCTGCGCGTAAGACCAGATCGCGGACTGTCCGTGCGCCAACCATCCGTCGCCGCAATCCCTGTCTATCTGGATGATCTCGTTCGGGTCGAGGTAGTCGTCTCCGAGCGCGTACTCCTTGACGCCTTCGGCGTTCCAGCGCGGCTCACAACGGGAAGCGGGGATGCGAGTGAACGTCCTTGGGTAGCCGTTCGCGTACCGTGACGTGACGTAGAGCAGGCAGTAGCCCCATCCGTAGTAGTCCCTGGTCAGAGCCCTAATGAGGCTCGAGACGCCGTTCGGGTAGTAGAGCGGATCGGGGTTAGACACCCACGCCGGCTCCACTGACTGTGGTCCAGCCGTGACGTTCGGAGCCTCGAACCGGAGAGGCATGGAACCGATCTGCTGCGAGTTCATTTGCAAGCAACGGTTCGTGATCCACGTCCGGTCCGCCAGGAGTCCGTTCCCTGGCCAGAACATCTGCCCGGCCGCGTTCATGCCGTTCTCGGTCCACCAGTTCGGGATGGTGGAGTTCCACAGGCTCATGTTGGTGCCTTCGAGCGGTTCCACATCCCTCGTAAGGACTGGGCGTACTCCGCGAGTCATGCGCTCAAGAAGACCCATTAGAAGATCATCAGCTCTTCACGGTTGCCGATGTCCCTATCAACCATCGACCAGAGTGCTCCCGAACACGCGATCACCGGACCCGCGTTCGTCTTCGATTTCGACCGCGACCACGCCCACCGATCCACGAGCGGGCGCGTCCTTGCGCCACGAACGGATGTGGTGAGTTGATCCTGACCGATGTGAACCACCTGGCGTTCCTCAACTTCGTTCGCAAACATGCCACAAGCGTCGGCGTATTCGCCCGTCTTCAACCGGCGAACCGTGATACCAGTTTGCTGTTCGAGTCGGTCGGCAAGCATGTTGGCCGGCCCGAAACCGTCACACACGACCTCCGCAACGTCCCATTTCGCGCACAACTCTGAGATCCGCTCGGGAACCCAGGTTGTACCTTCACGGTCGGCTATTACCTCGACATGCTTCTTGCCTGAAGCGTTCAAGCCCGCAGCCGCGATAGACGCCCTGCGGTTAGGACTCACGTCGAACATGACGCACACCGGGTCTTGTAGGACGGATTCGGTGTCCTCACAGTCCGCCCACGCCTCGAGGCTGATCTCCGTGTTCCCGACAAGATCCGTGTCCGGGTAGTCACCCACGTTCAGGAGCTCGGTGACGAACTGCCTCCATCCGAGAGCCTTCAACTCTTTCGCCATGTGCGCCTCAGGCACCCGGCCGCGGTTCATCGCCCAGTTCACAGTCCTCCACACGGCAGGGTCTTGGGCGACATCCTCCGGCACTTCCTCCGGCGTGTCGTAGTCGAGGGAATACTCGAAGTAGACGAGCGACTCATCGTCAAGCTCAAGACCGCGCTCGCGAAGACGTGTCCACACGATCGCGTGGTCGTCCTTCTCCTTGTCCGGCGCGTTGCCCGCATAGACCAGCTGTGGACCGCGAACTGCCGTAGAAGCTCTAAGGGTCGGAACCATCGTTCCGTGCGCCCACTCCGAAAGGATCTGCGCCTCATCAAGAACAAGCAGCGCAACGTCGTCTACGCCCTTCAAGCCTGATTTCGTCCGGGTACGAAACTCGATGCGCCGGCCGTCCTGCAACTCCACAGATTCAGCACCGTGCGAATACAAGAACCCGAGGATGCGTCCCTTAGAAGAACGCTTGATCTCTCGCATCAAATCGTCGTTGTTGCGAATGAACTGCTCGAGCCGTTCGAAGTGACGGATCGAAGTCTTGAACTCGTGCGCTGAATGGATGATGAGCGGCTCGCCAAGCTCGAACAGGCCGAACATCTCGCGTCCCATGAGGATCTCGCCCTTCCCGTTCTGCCTCGGTCCACTGACCGCCCACTCGAACGTCTGCCATAGATCTTCAATGTTCAGGCCGAG